CGCATAGTCTGACTACCAGCACGGGGGACGCATGGCAGATCGGCGCGACGACTACAGCAGGCAGGACCAATACCGCGCCCGTCAAACCGCGTCGCGCATGGATTGCGGAGAAATCCCGCCTGTAGCCGATCAAGCTCGCCGCGACTACGCGCGTAGCAGCCTGCTAGATTTCCTTCGCGTTTACTTCCCGGAAACGACCGGGCTAACTGAGTTTTCAGACGAGCAAAAGGCGGCAGTCCTACGCATCCAGATTGCTATGACGCAGGGCGGCGGCCGCGTCCTTAATCTGTTCCCCCGCGGATTCGGCAAAACCACAATCAGCGAAAACGCGGTGTTGTGGGCGTTGCTGTACGGGCACCGGCGATTTATCCCGATCATCGGCGCAGACGAGCACGCCGCTAAAGACAACATCGAATCCCTGAAAACGGAGCTAATGACCAACGAGCTAATCCAAGGTGATTTCCCGGAAGTGTGCACGCCTGTGATGCACCTGGAAAACAAGGCACAGCGGGCACGATCGCAGACCTACAAGGGCAGTCCAACGTATATTGTGTGGGGGCAGGATACGGTCGTATTCCCGTCAATCAGACGCGACGGCGAATGGTCGGCGTCGGCGGGTTCCATTGTGACGGCACGCGGGTTAACCGGGCGAATTCGCGGAATGGCACACAAGCGACCGGACGGGACAAAACAACGGCCGGATTTCGTGGTTATCGACGACCCGCAGACCGACGTAAGTGCCATGAGTCCAAGCCAGTGCACGAAGCGACTAAACCTAATTCGCAAGGGCGTGCTAAGGCTAGGCGGTCACAACGAACAAATCAGTGCGGTGATGAACGCAACGGTAATCCAAGAGGATGACGCAGTAGACCAGTTGGCCGACCATCAGAAGCATCCCGAATGGGAGGGTCTGCGCATCCCGATGTTGCAGCGGTTTGCCGACGAGCACGAAAAATTCTGGCTCGATGAGTACGCAGAACTGCGCCGCAACTACAACCCGGAAGACCCACACGACAGACGCCGGGCAATCGCGGATTCCAACGCCTACTACCGCAAGAATAGAGCACGCGCAGACGCTGGTGCCCGTGCAACGTGGGGTGAGTGTTACGACCACGAAAACGAACAGTCCGCGATCCAACACGCCTACAACATTCTGATCGACGACGGCGAAGACGTATTCGCAAGCGAGTGCCAGAATCAACCGCTGAGAATCAATCAGGGCACTGATTTCCTTACGGCGGGCGAAATGAACCGCGACCGTGTTGGTAGCTGGCAGAAACTCCCGCCGGACGTGTGTACGGTCACATTCCACGTGGACGTGCAGAAGCGTCTGTTATACTGGTGCGCGGTTGGTGTTACACCGGACTTCAGAATCTACCCAGTGTACGGCACCTACCCAGAACAGCGCCGACCAAATTTCGAGTATCGCACAATTAAGCGCAGCATCCAGCAGGCGCACCGCGGGATGAGCGAAGAGCGACAGATTCAAGCCGCAGTGCAGACGCTGGTTTCCGATCTGATGGGCCGCAAGTGGGAGCGGCAGGACGGCGTACAATTGCCGACAGACGGCGGGCTAGTCGATGGTGGCTACCAGACACAAGCCGTACGGGACGGCATCACCGCAAGCACGCACAGCGGGCGTGTGTTTCCTTTGTTCGGTCGCGGCGTGAAGGCATCGGATAACCCAATGTTGCAGCGGGCCAAGTCACGCGGCGAACTACGCAGCACAGATGCAGCAATACCGTGGATAATCAAACGCGACGCAACGACACGCGGGGCGCGTAATGTCTTCGACGACACTAACGCGCTGAAGACGTTCGTACACCGGCGCATTGCAACCGACGCGGGCCGGGCCGGCAGTGTCGAGTTGCCCAAGGGCGACCATCGCCGATTCTGCGAGCACGTTTGCAGCAGCGAATACGCAACCGAAGTCACCGGGCCGCATGGCACCGTGCATGAGTGGCGGCAGCTTCCCGGCAGCCCCGACAATCACTGGTTCGACACATTGTGCGGCGCAGTTGTTGCGGCATCCATTGCGGGCAAGGTATCATTTTCATCGGCGGCGGCACCACAACAAGCAACCCGAAAACGGAAGGCGGTCACGTACTTATGACGACGACGAAAACAGCAAAGCGGCGCACGCGCAAAGTGCAGCCAGTGCAACCAGAGACACCGGACACCGAACAGACCAGCACTGGTCAGGGCAGCAAGCACTACCAGCGTTGCCCGCAGGTGGTGCAGATCCCGGAAGGCTGCCCCAAGTGCGGGAGCACGCGCCCGGACAAAATCGGCAACACAACCCCGCGAGCATTGCGCGGCACAGTGCAGGGGCGAGAATTTAACCTTGTCACGTGGCGCCACTGCATTTGCAGTTGTGGCCAGCACTACCGCACCCGGACCTACGATCTAATCCCGGAATGATTTCGACAATTTGCCGAAAACCTTCCAAAGTGTTGTAGACCGTTCGTCAATCTGACGATATACTCTGTACATGCGAGTCACAAAGGCAAGCAATCAACAAACCATGAAAGGCGAAACGATGAAGCTCACAACAAACAACGAAGAATGTGCCGAACTGATCAACGCTAGCTTGAAGTCAATCAAGGCTCCGTTCTTTTGCATGGTAGGCAAGAGATCATTGAAGTGGTTTCAGGCTTACCCACACGGCGGCGGGTACAGCACATCAATTGGTGTTGTTCGTGGAGCAGTCACCGGAATTACTGCTGACTTAGACGGGCTGAACAAAATTATTGCTAAGGCTGGGATGATGCAGTTTGCGAAGTAGGGAGTTGAGTCGAACAAACAGGTAAGCACAAACCCCGGCCACAACCGGGGTTTTTTCATGCGCACCCGCCGCAATGTACGCCGTGCGTACATCTGCCCTAGAACACCCGCCGCCGCCGTGTTGCAATTTGCGGCATGGCAGACCTCACGACACTACAGGCACGACTAGAGGCGATTGACGCGGCGCTTGCATCTGGCATGCTGAGTTACAGCGTGGACGGGCAGAGCGCATCATTCGTCTCCGCGTCCGACATGCGACGCGCCCGGCGTGAGATTGTTGCACAGATTGACCGGTGTATTGGCAGACCGTCGAGCCGTCCGGTTGCATCCTCGATTTACCTCGGGGGTGGGCCATGAGCGAGCCGACGACACTGCAACGGCTGGGCGGCAGGCTCGGGCGATATTTCACCACCGGTTACGACGGTATCCGCAACACCGGCAAGCGCAAGGCCGCAAGCCCGCTAACGAAGAGCGAAGACGAGCAGTTAAAAAACCGCGACCGTCACAGCATGATCGGCGCGACGCGCGACCTCGCCCGCAATTTTGCCGTGGTGGCGTGGGCAATTCGTAAGCACCTTGATTATGTGTCAATGTTCGATTTTCAGAGCCGCACCGGCAACCCGGCGCTGGATCTGCAAATCGAATCGCTTATGCGAGACTGGCAACGGCCGCAGAATTGCGACGCCGCCGGGGTGCATAGCTTCCCGAAAATGCTGCGGATGTTTGAGGCGGCACGCACGCGAGATGGTGACGTTTTCGCGCTGAAATTGAACAGCCTGCAACTGCAAGCGATCGAAGCCGACCGCGTGCGACAGCCTACCGGCGAACAGGTAAGCGACACGGGCGGCATGTGGGTCAATGGAATCCGGCTGAACAACGGCGGCAGACGGCAATCCTACGCGCTGCACAACCGCGTACCGGGTTCATCGACGTTTGAATTTTCGCGCAATGTCGCAGCCCGCAACGTGATCGCGCACGGGTATTACGACCGGTTCGACCAGGTGCGCGGGATATCGCCGCTGGCATCGGCAATCAATTCATTCCGCGACGTATACGAGGGGATCGACTACGCGTTGGCCAAAATGAAAGTCGAGCAGCTTTTCGCGTTAGTTTTCACACGCGATGGCGACGCCGCACCAGCACGCATCATGGACGGCAGCGACGACGAATCAGGCTACAGAGTAGACTTCGGCAAGGGTCCGGTTCAACTCGACCTCAACGCCGGTGACAACGCGCAGTTTCTGAAGACCGACAACCCCGGCAGCAACACGCAGCAGTTTATTGAGGCAGTGTTGGGTATCGCTCTGCATAGCCTCGATCTGCCGATGAATTTCCACGACCCAAGCCGCACAAACTTCTTCGGCAGTCGTGCCGCGTGGTTGCTTTACGACCGCAGTTGCATCAGTAAACGCGCCGACGTTGCCGAGTTTTTACGCAAGGTCACAGTCTGGTTGTATCAAGGCTGGATTCTGCAAGGCCGCTTGCAATTGCCGACCGGTGCAACCCTTGAAGACCTTCCGTTTGAGTGGGTGCACCGCGGCATGCCGTGGTGGGATCCAACAAAAGAAATCAACGGAGCCGTTGCCGCAATCAATGCCGGATTAGATAACCCGTACCGCATCTGCAAAGAAACAGGCCGCGGCGAGTACGAAGAGAACATCGACCAGATCGCACGCGCCAGGGAGTACGCCGAAGCCAAGGGCGTGCCGCTGAATTACGTGATGCAGCCGGTTGAGCCAGTGGCAGACGATACGCAAGACCGAAACACAAGGGGCCGCCAATGACCGGCATTCCAGAGATACCGCTAAAGCATTTTCGCGCCAACGTAAGCCGCACCAGCGGTGCCGCAATCAGTGACGACGGCGGCGAGTACGGTCACGGGTATATCACTGGGCTATCTGTGATCACACGCGGCGAGGCGTCCGGGCACGACATGTGGATTGATGCGGATTTTCTCAGCGATGTAACCGCCGCAGGTAACGCGGCCAACAGCGGACTCAAGGCGCGTTTCACCCATCCCGGCCAATCGTCTGACGGACTCGGCACGTATCTTGGCAAGTACCACAACTTCAGGACAGAGGGCGAGCAAGTTGTTGCCGATCTGCATTTTCAGGAGAGCGCCAGTAGCACGCCCGACGGCGACCTTGCCGCGTATGTCCGGCAATTGGCAGCCGACGCACCTGACGCGTTTGGCGTGTCCATTGTGTTTGACGCTGACGTTTCCGCGATGGAAATGCACCAGCTCGAAAACACGCAAGGCGGGCGGTTTGTCAGCCCTGACGAGGACAACCGGAACAACTACCAACACGCACGGTTGAGCCGTTTGCGGGCCGCTGATGTGGTCGATGATCCAGCGGCAAACCCGGACGGGTTATTTCACAGACACGCCCAGATCGCGCAGGACGCGGACGGGCTTTTTGGCTACGCACTAGGGCTGAGAGACGACAAGCCCGACCTTGTTGCGTTAAGCGTTGACGGTGACCGCGTGAAGGCGGCCTTGCATCGCTTTTTGAGTCGTCACGACCTGTCACTTGTAAAGGGAAGCGAGCAAATGCCAGAAGCATCAGCCGCGCCGGTTGAAACACCGGAAGCGCCCGCAGTGACACGCGAGAGCTTCAACGCAGATCTGCAGCGGTACGTTACCGCATTCGGTGACGCTGGAGCCGCGTGGTTCATTGCTGGCAAATCGTTTGAGGATTGCCAGGCAGAACAGTTGAGCGCACTGCGCGAACAACTGGAAGCCGCGCACAAAGAGAACGCCGAACTGCAGGCACGCATCGACGCGGTGCAGTTGGGCGAGGAACAGCCGGAAGAATTCGGCGACGACACCGGCGAGCAAGCACCGGAAAAGGCCAAGAGCCTTGCCGGCGGGTTTGCAAACCGCATCCGAATCAACGGCGCAAGCCACAACTGAAGGGAGTTTTGAACAATGGCGAACGACTATTTAACGGTCGCTGATTTGGTGGCAGGCGCGTTTGACGTCGAGCAAACAAACACCAGCGACGTTCTGAACCAGTCCCCGCTGGTTGCCCGCATGCCCCGGATCAATCCGAGCGGCAGCAACACCGTCCACAAGTACCGGAAATACACCGGCGCACCTGCGGTCGGTTTCCGGTCCGAAAACGACGGACGCGAGAACGATCACAGCGAGGATACCGTTGTGACCGTCAATTTGAAGATCGCTGATTTTTCGTTCAGCGTTGACACTGCATCGGCCGAAGGTGACAGCCAATCGACACCAGAGCAGGTGATTGCCCGCGAGGGTGCACGGCACCTTCAAGGCATCCTGTTCAAGGCCGAGCAGCAAACCATCTACGGCACCGGGGCCGATGGCGACGCCAACGGATTTTCGGGGTTCATGAATTCGACCTACCTTGACGCGCTTGCTGATACGATGGTGATTGACGCGGGCGGCACAACCGCCGATACAGCGTCAAGCCTGTACGCAATCCGCTTGGGCGTTGATGACGTTGCAATGGCCACACAGCCGCAGATTGAGCTGGGCGAGACGACCATTCAGCGCGTTGCCGGTGCCACCGGATTTTATCCGGCCTACTGGACACCCGCGAGCGTCTGGCTGGGTCTGCAAATGGGCGGCGCGTACAGTGTCGGCCGCATTGCAAACCTGACCGCTGACGCTGGCAAGGGGCTGACCGACGATCTGATTGCAGATCTGTTGAGCCAGTTTCCCGCGGGCATGGGGCCGTCGTTGTTGGTGTGCAGTCGCCGCAGCCTGAAGCAACTGCAGCAGTCACGCACAGCAACGAATCAGACCGGCGCACCAGCGCCGTTCCCGTCCGACTCGTTTGGCGTGCCGCTGATTACAACTGATGCAATCATCGACACCGAGCCGCTTGAAGTCTGATGAGTCTGTTTGAGGCTGCGATAACTGCCGGGCTGCAAATGTCACGGCAGGCCGCTGGGGTGCCCGTCACGGTAACACGTGGCGGCACCACCATCACGGTTGCGCAGGCGATTCAGGGCGAGACACAAAAAGTGCCGCTGGCGGACAACTCCGAGATCACGGTAGACGCGGCTGATTGGTTGATACCGGTCGCCGCGTACACCCTCGGGCAGCCGCAAAACGGCGACATCATCACGCGGAGAATTGACGGTGCAACATACGTGTACACCGTCGAGACTCCCGACTACGGGCAACAGGCGTGGGATTGGTCGGACACGGCCAAGACCACTTACCGCATCAGGACACGCAAGGACGGCGGCAGCGCTTACGACGTAAGTAAACCGAACGGATTTGATCTGGCCGGAAGTGAGATGCGGTATGACTGAGCCAACGATTGAGGGGTTGCCACAACTGCGTAGCCGACTGGAAGGAATGACAGACGCAGGCGGGCGGCGGATTCTCAAAGCCGCGTTGCGGGCAGCGCTGAATGAGATTGCAAAAGAGATGCGGCGGGACTTGCCGCCAAAAGTCAAAGAGGGACGGCGGGCAATTCGCGGGCTGGTCAAAGGCACGCGACGAGTGACGGCGAAAGTCGGCGTGCACGTCGGCAGAGGTCGCAATAATCAGCCAGCAGCACGGAAGCCGCCAACGGGCGGTGGTGTTGGTATCGGGGCGCAAAATATTCACTGGTGGATCAGCGGGACGAAACAACGAACACAATCAACGACCAGTAAGCCAACGGGGCGCATGCCTGCGTTGGCGCGAGGGCTGGCAAGGCGTGCAGCGAGGATCGCAAATCCGGCAGCACGCAGGGCGGCGCTAACACGTGCCCGCAAGCAATTTGGGAAAGAAGTCGCCAAGCAACTTGCAAGGAGCTAAACAGCAATGGCAAAAGTGAAAGTAAAAGGCACGGTAATCAAACAGGAAATCTCCGCAGTGCTGACCGCCGTTGCACAAATCGCAGAATTTGACCAATCCGGCGGGGAATCAGAAACATTCGACGCGACCACGATCGACACCAGCGGGGCCGGTAAGGAATACGAGGCGACCGGCTACAGCGAAGGTGGCACGTTTGGCTTCAGTGTGTTTTACGATCCGGCGCTGTCTGGACATCAGGCAATCACGGATCTGATCACAACACCGGCTGAATGTAACTGGGACATCACGTTTGCTGACACCGGCGCGACAAACTGCACGTTCACGAGCGCGGGCGTTGGGTGGGACATGACTGGCGCAATGAATGATGGCCTGAAGGCCAGCGTATCGCTCAAGCTGAATGGCCTGTTTGGATACTCAACCTGATGCAAATCAAACTGATTCGCAGTGACCTCGGCGTAGCTGCCGGGGTTGCTGATTCGGAAGACATGATACACCGCGATGGCCGCCGCTGGTGGCGTTGCGGTGCAATTATCGACGTGCCACAACGCGCGTGCGAAATCCTCGTTGGCAACGGCGACGCGGAGCCAGCAGACGCCGAGGCGGAAGCGGCATGCGAGGGGTGGCGGGACAAACGCGCGGCCGTGCTGGAATCGCGCGAGATGCTGGCACGCGGCATTGAGCCGGAAGACCGGGAAGCGTTCCGGCGGGGTGAGTTGGACACAAGCAACGGGGGCGCAGAATGAATCGAGACAAATTTTTTGGCACCGCAAAGCCGCAACCGGTAACGGTGCCAATGCCCGAGACCGGCGACGGCGAAAGCGTGTTAGTGTGGCCGCTGACGGCAAAAGAATGGACCGCATTTCAGGCGGCGCAGCAAACCAACGGCAAGCCGAATAAGTTGGCGGATCTTGTGCGCGAGCGACTTGTTGTTGCGTGCGTGCGTGATGAGTCAGGGCAGCCGCTGTTTACTGCTGACGATATTTCGGCGCTGGGCGAAATGCCTGCGGGTATGATTGAGCGAATAGTCAACGCAGCACTCAAGCTGATCGGGATCACAGGCGCAGACGCAGAGACGTTTGCAAAAAACTAAAGACAGACGCGGCGCGAATGACCGCAATGCGTCTGGCTGCATACGTGGAGCGCACAACCGACGTTGATGGAATGCTTGACACGATGACGCCGCAGCAGTTTGCGGAGTGGCAAGCGTTCGACAGTTTGGAGCCGCTGGGCGACCGTGGCACGCATGATATTCTGGCAATGATTGGCTGCCTGATTTCGGGATACATGCAAGCAACGGACGAGCGCGGCGACGATATCGGGCCGTATCACTTCACGCATTGGCGAGAGAAACCGAAACACCGCAACGCAGGCGCACGGCAATTGTCGGCAATGTTGCAAGCAATGGGAGCGCAGAAAAGTGGCTAGTCTCGGCGACCTCGTTGTAAACCTAAAGGCCAATAACGCAGGCTACACGCGAGCCATGAAGGCCGCGCAGAAGCAGGCGACCGTATTTGCAGCGGCTGCCAGTGCTGCGGCTGCGGCGGCCGTTGTTCGTTTCGCGCAGGTTGGCGACACGTTGCAAAAGGCGAGCATCCGCACCGGCATTGCTGTTGAGTCGTTGTCTCGATTGGATTACGTGGCGGGCCAAAGCGGCGCGAGCTTTCAGGCGTTGTCGGTCGGCCTGCGAGCGATGGCAAAGTTTACAGACGACGTGCGCCGGGGGTCACTTCTGGCGGTCGATGCAATGGATCAATTTGGCTTGCAGTCGTCAGACCTTGCAGGACTCAGCCCGGAGCAAACGTTTTTGAAATTGGCCGACGCAGTCAGCCGCATCGAAGACCCGCTAGAACGCGCGGCGGCTGTGCAGAAAGTCTTTGGCCGTGGCGCTGCTACTGAGTTGCTGCCCATGCTGGACCTCGGCGCCGCTGGTATTGCTGAGCTATCACAGCAAGCCGACCAACTGGGCGCGGTCATGTCAACAGAGGCGGCGAACAACGCAGCCGCACTAACAGACGCAATTGACAACGTGCAGCGTGCAGCAACCGGCGCGGCCGTGCAATTTGCAAACGTGTTTGCCCCAGCGATCACAGCGGCAACGGACACGCTAGCCGATCTGATAGCGGGCAGCGAAAACGGCATACGCGCTATGGCAACACTTGCCGCAGGCGTGGCGGCGTTTCTCGTTGTCATGAAAGCGTGGACAATGGCGACGAAAGCGCAGGCGATGGCGCAGGCGTTTCTTAACGGCATGACCGGGCCGAAAGGAATCTTGCAACTGACTGCGGGGCTAGTTGCTGCCGCTGGCGCAATGGGCGTAATGACGAAGGCCTTTGCGGACAGCACGCCGGACATTGAGCGCAACAACGTAGCAGCGGCAGAGGCTGCTGGAATTGCAAACGACCTTGCCGACGGCCTAGGCCGCGTGGCAAAAGCACAACGCGAGAAACCGGAATTTGTTGACCGCATCGGCGCAAAGCTGATGGAGATGCGAGACCCTGCCGCAAAGGCTGCGGATGAAATCGCACGGTTTACGTTTGAGCTGAAATCGTTGCAGCAATGGACCGGAATGGCCGGTAACATTGAGGAGGACGTTGCACAGTTCCAGCAGCACGTGAGCGGCTACGCGGACGCGCTACGAGACGTGCAAGGCGAAATTGCAGTCCTGACAGGGCAGACGACAGAGCAGCAGCAAGCGTTTGCGCGAATGCAGCAATTCGGCATTAGTGACAATCAGATCGCGGCACTGGATGCAGAGATCCAAAAGCGCGACCGGATCATTGCACAGCAACGCGAGCAAGAGCGAGCAATGACGCAAGCGCAGCGAGACGCCGAGGCAATCATCCAGAGTCTGAAGACGGAAGACCAATTGCAGGCGGACAAGGTTGCACGCATCAAAGAGTTGCAGGCGTTGGGGCTACTGTCCGCCAAACAGGCACAAGCCGCGATTGACGCACTAAAGCCAGCGGCAAAAGACGACGACACGGGCGGCACAGCCGGAGAGTTTCGGTCGGCCGGTGCCATGATGGCTGGCAGTGCCGAAGCGTTTTCGACGATTGTATCTGCAATGGGGCGGCGATCTGAGGAGGTTGCGGCAATCGAGAAAATGCAGAAAGCGATAGTTGACCAACTGAAGAAAAATGCACCCAAGGCGCAGCCGGTTGAGTTAGTGGGAGACCTGACAGCATGACCGTGACATACCTTGGTGAATGGCCTGGCGGACGGACAGCCGAAAACAATCTCGGCACGCGCACCTACACGCGTGTATTCAAGTTGAAGTCTGACAACAAAAACGACAGCGCGTACACAGTCGGAAGCAACGCAAGCCTGCCCGCTATCGGCAGCACGTATCCAGACGATACAGGCGCGTGGTGCAGGCGGTTGCGTGTTGAGAACACCGACCCATTCGCGGGCTGGACGGTGACGGCAGAATACAGCAGCGAGATTGAGCTAACGACTAACCCGACACTGCAACCGGCTGAGATCACATGGGATTCTGAGCAGTTCCAGAAGGTGCTGATTCAGGACAAAGACGGCGACGCGGTGGTGAATTCGGCCGGTGATTTTTTCGACCCACCGCCAATGATCGACGATTCGCGGCGAGTCGTGACGGTCAAGAAAAACCTGACTGCCGTGCCGACGTGGATTCTGGATTATCAGGACGCGGTTAACAGCGACCTGTTTTCTGTGGACGGGGTAAGCATTGCAGTTGGCACCGCAAAAATGCAACGTGTGTCGGTCGGCATTGAGGAAACACGCAACGGAACAACATTCCGGCCGGTCACGTTTACCCTGCATCTACAACGGGACGGCTGGACCGTTGATATCCTCGACGCCGGATTTCGAGAGATTGACCCAACCGACAGCACAAAGCGTGTTGCAATCAGCCTTGATGACGGCACAGAACCAACCCAGCCTGCACTGCTGGACGGAAGCGGCGGGGTGCTGGCAAATCCGTCCCCGACAACGGCGGTGTTTCGCACGTTTAACGCCTACAAGCAACGCGCCTTTTCTAGTCTGCCACTATCATGAGCGGATACATTCTGAGCGGTGAAGCACTGGCACAACTGCGGCAGGTGGTGCGGCAGGTGCTGGGCGAGTATCGCAACCCAAGCGGCGAGCGGGGGCGGTGGCGTGGCGGGCAACGGCACCTGCAAGGCAAGCTAGACGGGGCGCTTGCCGCAGCGACATCGTTTGCCAATGGCCCGGGCACGGCAACACTTTCAGTCTGGCACAAAGACGCCCTCGGTAATTACGAGGACTCAGGGCGCAACGTCACGGTTACTAATCGTTTCGAGAATCTGAGCTTTGCAGCCGGGCAGATTATGCGAGTTGCGTACATTGACGGCGAGTGGCAACCAACCGCAGCAGACTGCGAATAGGGGCACGCATGACCATTCTCGGCAGGTGCTGTTTGTGCGCTCCGCTTGATTCGCCGATTTATCGGTGGGCAAGATTCGAAGGACCGCAGGCGACCGAAAGTCTTGGCGAAAATACCGCGTGGACAAACACCGATTTTGATTTTACGCGCCTGAACAACTGGGGTTTCAATGGCGGGTACTGGCCACCAAAGCCGGGCGGAGTTCCGGAGAACGGCTACTGCATCACGTGGAGCCCAACAAGCACGCCGACGGGCACCAATGCCGCAGGCAATTCGTACTGGGAGCTAAAAATGCACCCGATGCGAATTAAGGCCGACAGTTTCGGCGAAGCGTTTCACGGAAACGTCGGTCAGTTTCCGCAATACTTCGGCGACCCGGTCGGCTCTTACCATTGGTTCCGCGATCAGTTTGCGTATCTGTTTCCAACCGCGCCAAGCTCAACAACCCTTGGCAGCAATTCGCACGTCTGGCCAATGGCAACGCGGTCCATCCGTTGGCCGATGGGCCTTTTCTGGCAGCCTGGTTACAACGTTTACACGTTTGATTATTACGACTACGTGCTAACCGTTGAGCTGACGCATTACCGCGTGCTGATTGGCGGCACTGCGGTCACTGGGATTGTCGAGCTTGACCCTGCAACGCAGGGTGACACGTTTGGTTGGAAGATCGGCGACGAAGCCAAATTTGCAAACGCGCAGGACATCGGGCACGGCACGGCAAACCCGGTCAGGATCAACAGCAATCTTTACAACAATCAGACAGTGCAAATTGATTACTGGTTGAAAGTGACAGTCACTGAGGACACGCAGCCGGGGCTGCCGCAACT